CTCCCGGCGGCATTTTCGCCAGAAGCGGTAAGCGTTATCGGTTACACCGTCTTCGCCTCCGGAATCCACGGCCATCGCCATCAGCGACATGCGCTTTGATGGAACGCTGGCCAAGGCCCAGGTTTTATGCAGCACGTCTGTGAGCAGAAGATCCCAGTCCTCAGGGTAACTCGCCGGATCGAGAGGACGGCATTCGCCGCTGTCATCGCTTCGCAGCGAATAGCGGATGCTATACCGGTCAACGACCCACCGTTCTCCCATAGAGCCGTATCCGGTGACCTGCACCACAAAGCGCCGATTCCGGCCGCCCTGTACATCGACGGTGGCGACCAGAAACCTGACGCCGTCTGCCACTGCTCGTTCAGGCATTTCCTCGGCACGCTGTGCTAACTGTTCCCCCCTGCGTTGTTCAAGGGCGGTTCGGGGAAGATAAGGACGGCCAAAATCTGTATTGATAACAGCCTTAAGGGTTTCTTCGCTGCCGGTTGCCTGAAACTCCTGTTCGGCAGTGAGGTATTTAAAAACCAGTTGTGCCCATGTCTGATAGGCCGCCGCCGGTCCCTCCATCCAGAAAGAGGCAATCCTCGACTGACGACCTTCACCGCTGATATTTCCGTCGCGATCAATCGTCTCACCATCCCTCAGCCAAACCCCACGAATGTTCAGCTCTCGTTTCATATCAGGGGAAATCAGTCCTTTACAGGCAGGGCACTGCAGACGTGCGGCCTCACTGGCCAGAACCGGATCGCTTTGATTGTGATAGCCCATAAGGTTGGCCATTTCTGGCTGAAAGTACTCCCTGCAGTGCGGGCAGGGCCAGTACCAGCGCCGGCGATCGCCCCGGTTGTACAAAGACATTATTCCGGTTGAGGGTGGCGCGTCATGAGGGGTTGAAGCCTTCCATTTTGTATCGCAAATGTCCCGGCCGGGTGAGCTCTCCACCAGCGTCATACCCGCTGACATAAAAGTGGTAGTGCGCTTTGAAGCCAGTGAAAATGCGTCGCCCTCGCCGTCGATGTCCTCCGGGAAGCGGTCATAATCAGTCAGGGCGACAAACCGGTAATCCGACGACGACATAATACTGATCGAAGGCCAACCAATTTTAAGGAATGAGCCGTCCCTGAACGTTTTGTCATGGACATTATTATCGTTGCGGCGGGGGCTCATTCTTTTCTTTACCGCCGCGCTGCACCTGAAGGTTCTGTCCAGGCGCTTTTTCGAGTGCTCCCGGGCCTTATCTTCGGTCATCTGCACGACGAGCATGTCTGAGGGATCGCAAACGATGGTATAGACAATCCAGCCATCAATGAGGCCGATCGTTTTCCCGGTTCGTGCTGGGCCTACAAAAATCACGGCATCGTATTCACGTGATGACAGGCAATTCATGGGCTCGATGATATAAGGTGTCAGTTCAGGATCCCACGGAACAGAGTTACCGGCACCTTTAGGAACACGCATGAATTTTCTAACAGCCTCTGAAATCGGCATGCGGCGTGGTGGAGAAAATCCTGCCGATATGTCCCTGCCAGAATTTCGGGCTGATGACAAACTCATTAGTCCTCCTCGTGGCTTTCTCCTTCATCGTCAGGCATTAATTCTGCAGCACAAGCCTCATATGTCTTTTCCTGGAGGGTGTATCGCAGGTCATCGATTGATTGCTGTACGATGCCGACGGCCTGTGGTGGGAGGGCACAATCTCGCTCCAGAATGTCCGGTATGGTCTCCAGAACCTGCACGACAGCCTTTCTCATGGCCGAATAGACAATGACCACTTCATCCACGGGGATGAGTTTCCGCTGCTCCTTTTCCAGTTTGATCCTTTCGTTTTCTGACTGAAACCAGTCCTTTCTCTCTTTAGGCTCCATCTGGGACGGATCTTGAACAGATTCTGCGCCCTCAAATTTCGCGCCAAACAGGGCCGGGCCAACATGCTGCAGCGCATAAACTGGATTTCCCCTGATTGTCGCAGCCACCGGAATGTTGGCGGCAATGAGCCGCTTTTTGACGGTGTCACGGTGCAGCCCGAACGCCTCTGCGATTTTAAACACGCTCCAGTTATAGGCATCCCCGATACCACTTACATTCGACATAGGCAGTACCACCTGGCAGGTGATTGTTATATTTTTTGATTAGTTTCAAGAGGGTACGAACTGGTCTAATAACGTGAAACGGATTGGAAGTGTTATCATAAATTAATGATTTAAATACATAAAATACAAATTCATTTCTTATCGCACCACTAAATTCCCCACGTCCACTCATATACCCCTTTGAGCCGCTTACATGTGACCAAAATCCTTGAGAATGAAGCACCCGTTAAATAATTGTGACGCCTGTCTCTTGATGAAATTTTCACCTTGAAATCTTCCCCCGCAGGAATACAAGGGTAGCCGCATTTATTGGCGATCGATTCAAGTTGAGGATGACAGCATGATCAAAAGGTCCGTTCTGGCTGTTCTGATACTGACTGCTGGCTCGCTGTGCACACTTTCAGCGAGCGATCGTGCAGTAGAGCATCCAAACCGTTACAACTTAATGCTTAAGCCTGACGGTGATCCTCGCTCCTGCCATATGGAGGTGCATGAAATATTGCAAGACTTTTCATTGGCAGGGCTGACAGCATCAAAACATCATTCTTATTGCCTGGAAAAATACATCAAATGTATACACTTCCATGGCAGTCGAAAGTCCGGCCCCAGCATGACACAGTGTGGCGCATGGAAGGACCAATGTGACGCCCAAGGCGTCTGGTCTGGTCCGCCCTACCTTTTCACAGATGAGGGTAAAAAAGATGAACTTTGAAACTTCCATTTATATTGATGAAGCAACCTGCCAGGAGATAATCCTGAAGGAGTGCACTCGCGAATGGACGATTGTGACACGTGTTGTTGGCGAGGCTATGTCACGTACCCGGGAAAGATTCGGGAAAATGGAAGGCGATCTCGCACTTGAGGAACGCCTGAAATATCTCGCCTCAATCGGTCTGATTGAGATTGATGAACCTGACCAGCCCTACGGCCGATACAAAGTCAGGCTACCTGTAAAAGAATGACAACGACACTAAATTCCCCACGTGCACTCATATACCCCTCTAGCCGCTTATGCGTGACCAAAATCCTTGAGAATGAAGCACCCCTTAAATAATTGTGACGCATGTCTCTTGATGAGATTTTCACCTTGAAATCGTTTTCCATAGGAATACAAGGGTAGCCGCCTTTATGGGAGATCGATTCAAGTTGAGGATGACAGCATGATCAAAAAGTCCGCTCTGGCCGTTCTGATACTGACTGCTGGCTCGCTGTGCGCACTTTCAATGAGCGCTCATGCAGTTGAGTATCCAACACAGTACAATCTGATGCTTAAGCCTGCCGATGAGCCTCTATCCTGCAACATGGGGAATCATGAAAGATTGCAGGAACTCACCCTGGCAGGGGTGGCAGCATCAAAACATCATTCATTTTGCCGGGAAAAATACATTAAATGTATCCATAACTTTGGCAGCAGAAAGGCTGGTCCCAGCACAACACAGTGTGGGGCTTGGAGGGACTATTGTAATGCTCAGGGCATCTGGCTTGGTCCGCACTACCTTTTCAAAAATAAGGAAAAAGAATGATGAACTTTGAAACTTTAATAAACATTGAAGAATCAACCTGCCAAGAAATGATCCTGAAGGAATGCACTTCCGAATGGACGATTGTTACTTATGTTATTGCTGACGTTATGACTAAGACTCTGGAGAAGTACGGTAAAATGGAAGGCGATCTCGCACTTGAGGAACGCCTGAAATATCTCGCCTCAATCGGTCTGATTGAGATTGATAAACCTGACCAGCCCTACGGCCGGTACAACGTCAGGCTACCTGTCAAAGAATGACAACGACACAAGGGACAGCGCTATAAGCAGATAAAACGTCAATATTCACTATTATCCGTTGATTAAAATAACCTTTTTTACCTGCTTATACTGCTGTCCAGCCTGAATCTCACCAGTAACGATGATTCAGGACCCCTCATGCCACCGTTGCCACCGGATGAACAGGGTGCTGGCTGCGTGAGCTGGCTGACTAATTCCCCTGAAAATAAACATCACTCACTCTCCATACAATTGACATAGGCAGCTCCACCTGGCAGGTGGTTTTGTAATTTTTTCTTTTATATCAATTGAATATAAACTGGTCTAATGACAGGGTTAAAAAAAGATTGTACAGGTGATATTAAGATTTAATCAACAATATCATAGCGTTAAGAGACCTGCCGCCGCCGCCATGAAAATGCAAAAATCAGCCTTTTTCCGCGGGGCCGCCGCCTCGTGGACAGGGCATCCCACCGGGAGGACCCGTGGCTTTAATAGGAGCCTGATCATTCGTGACCCGGCTTTGCTCAATCTTTCTGATGGCGGCCTTGTCCAGATTGCAGTTCTCAATGACAGTAAGAAGTTTTTCATTCAACTCCAGGCTGTCGCCGTAAATCATGTGCTCAGGGATATCAGGGGCTTCACAGTCCACCAGCAGTTCCAGCGGGACTGGGACCGCGGGAACGCGCACGAATTCTTTCTCTGTGCGCACGCAGCTGGTCAGCAGCACCGTTAGGCACAGGATGGTAAGCACAGTCGTCTTCATGCATCTCCTTCCTGATGTGGGCAATGCGCCTCTCGCTTTCAGCATCATTGCTGCGCCTGTCTTCATGGGTAATCCGGGCTATATCCTGAAACAGCATGACTGCTGCCAATGTGTTTGTGAGGACAGACTGAGATTTCAGTTGTTCTTTTCGGGCGTCACGCTCAGCCTTTTGGGCCTGGAGCATTTCATTATGGAAATGATAAGTAGTCCAACAGAGTATAAGAATAAAAATAAAGAGCAGTATGAAAAGACATTTATTCACTTTACCACCAGCGTATAGCCCATATAAAAATAGAAATCGCAATAAGCCGAATAGCGAAAGCAGCCGCTTCAGTCAATTCAGGGTTATCTGGCGCTTCAAGTTCGAGACCATTTTTCATAGTTAACCTCAACAAAATTCGTTTATAGTTCACCTATGTTCCTCGTTAGTACTGTAACGCTGGAAAGCAGAAGCCCCGGAGTGCGGCTAACACCCTGGGGCTTCGATATATTTATCTTTGTTTGAGAAATTTACTTCATAGAGACCCCACCCACTATCAGCCCCCCTTTTTTCTTTCTTCACCACCGAACGGCATTAATCAGGCTTGATAGCCCATCAGAAAGAAAACGAACCACATCAATGAAAAACCGCAGATTACTCATGTGCCAGTTCCTCCGCTCTTTTAAAGACAACAGAATCGTATGGCTGATATCCGTTTTCGTGAACGATAATGGCCCGTATGAGTTTGAGCATCGTCGTGCCGTCCATTACATCAATATGCTGGTGAGAAGGGATACCGGTCACGGTGGATACACCATCGATGTAAGCCTGCGTGTCATTTTCCTGAAGCGGTGCCCAGCGGTGAATGATGTCTGAGATGGTATTGAGGCCATGCTGGATCTGGTAGTGTTTTAGAATAATCAGCATTGCCCGTATGCCATATTCAGCGCTGACAAACTGGCAGAAATCTTTGTCTGTGCGCTGAGATTCAGGAACGAGACCACGCCACTGATTACCCCACCGGATATTACCGGGATTATTGTTGCGTATGCCCCGAGCATTACTGATTGTCATCTTTCACACCAATACGATTACCGATAAAGCGCAGGACAAAGGCGCGAAGAGAATCTACTCCGATAAACCCGACCGCTCCGCCGATTGCTATGGTTGCTGTGCGTGGCCAGTCGAGATACCCCAGCCCGGAAGCAACGGTTAATGTAAGGGCACCGCAAAGCAGACCTTCCAGAATCATTCTTCTCCAGCCGCCTCCCGTATAAGCTATCCGTAGTACCGCCATCAACATGGAAAGAAGCATGGCTCCTACGGGTGTTTCACCCCGCCACCAGCTTTGTAGCAGGTCATACAGGCTGGTCAATGCAAATGGATGAGGCTGCATTTTCATTCTCCGATACCTTTTAACGGGGCCTGATACGAAAAACCCCGCCGGGCTGGCGAGGTTATAATGCGATGCAAAGTTATTACGTAACGATTTTAGGTAGCGTGATAGCAGGGTCGAGATACGAAGCTTGTCTGCATTCCCGGATTAATGCTTTTTAAGTTTTACATTGTATTTGCCATAAGGTTTATCCGGGTGATCAATATCAATCAAGCCTTGCTGGTGAAGATGACGGAGTCGCTCTTCAATCGCCATATCCTCTCCAGTATTTCCTGTCGTTATATAAAATTGCTCCATGACTCTCACAATGACTTCGGGTCCGTACTGCCATTGTTCGGAACAGGCCGAGAGGATATATCGGAAACAATCCTCCTCATCTACTGAAAGTTTGAATTTGTAATTCATACATTTCCCTGTCGTTTAGAATCATTCACCAGGCCAAAATCCTTGTGATAAACATATTTCATACCACCTTTGACATTGCGATTTTCCGGCATGAAAGCGATGAGCCCATTCATGATTTTGCATGCATTCAACGTATTTAGGGCGGCATTTATTCAGATTCCTGGTTCCAACCGAGTCACCAGGCACGGAATTCATGTCTGTGCGAGACTGTACATTTTCACCATACAAGGTAAGAGCTATCTTCTGACTCTCTAACAGTGTGTAGTGAGTTGTCAAATGAGCATGTGCTGGTGATGGCACGCTACCGGTGTTCATCATCATCAACATAGCTAACACACACTTCACTTTAGTTCTCAAGTTTCAACTCCGCACGCTGCCGATATTTAAATACTCTCCCTATCAAAAATCAGAGGATTTCAACATCCGCTGCAAAAGATTATCTTCAGGCCACGAGTGCTTAGACATGACGCTGACAAGGTAATCGTCAGATTGATTCTCTTTTAACTCAGGATGGATGTCTTCAAGGGGTTGTATCACAACAAAATCAATTTCCAGTAGAACCGTCTCAACAGCCATTCTGTAACATTCTAACTCTTGGAGACTAATTCGGGATTCAAGAAGGGAAATCGACTGAACAAATTCTCGTTTTGATAAAATCATCTGGGTATGAATAGCATTTGCCAGATCATAATCACCGATATAAATGGATTTATCAGAAGTAGAGGATAATGCAAGAGGACTCATATCTTCAGTTATGCCAGATAAACCTGGTCTATTTACATAATTCTTTATCATTCTGCTGGCGATACTGTCAGTGGGCCATGAATAATGTGCCAGCAGATCATCCATATAACAGATATATTTATCATATCCAGCACCATTTATTTCAGGCACAGGAATATGGCCCCGTAATAGCTCGACAAAATAGTCATGCAAGTTATCGTAAACCTCATATAACACAGATGCTATCGCAAAGCTTAATCTTTCCTGATGCTCGTTACTAATCAAACCGTTTAAAAGGGATGGCAGAGAACCGAGATATCGAAGTTGTGAATAAACCATCCCGTGAACAGGCAGAGCAATCCTAAATTCACTAATCATCATCAATTCCTCAATTATCATCAACAGCCATGCTGCATCATAAAATCATTCTTACATCGTGAAAAATCCCAATGATTTTTACCGGGTTCATTAAGAATGCCGTGACAGTGCTCAATAGCCTGATTTTTTAACCGCTGACACCGCTTAGTGAGTTGCCTTAACGGGCTTATCACCGGTGCCCTGGGGAGTAAGCCGTACGCGTTGCTCAGGCACAACTTCAGAACCGACAGTGCTGAATATTGCGGCTTTCTTGTTGTGCTCATCATCCTCTTCATAGCACCTATCAGCTGAAGACATGCACCCAGAGATTATCAAAATGGACGTGAGTAACGCGTACTTCGTCTTTGTATGCACTGCAGCTCCTCCCAGTAAGCAGCAAAGAACATATTGATCAAAAATCAACCAACTCAAGGGAGCTTAATATCATTAGCTGGCAGTTGTCTGCTTTGGGATGCAAGGGAATGTAACACTTGGTTCAATTTTGAATGTCATTTAAGGAACCGTGTTCGTTGCTGCTGTTGAATATCGTTGTATAGGCTCGAACGAATCATGCCACGTCTTCAGGTGGCATCTTGCCCTCTCATCCACTTGACCGAAATATGAGGAAGAAACATCTGCATAAGAATGACCAGAAAGACCAAACCGTCAGGAGGTATCAAATTTTGGCGTCTCACTAATATTTTATTCCTGGAATAAAAGTCAGGGCTGAGACTGGATGCTCATGTCACCATTTGATAATGTGCAGTTTCGCTAACTAATCACATGGTGGTGGAATATGCAGTTAGAGGGCCTTCGTTCACTTCACGCAAGCATGCGCGCGAATAATGTCACACGGACGCAATTTCAATATCGTCACAACAACGTCGTATTCGATGTGCTTTTTTTTACTGACCGCACGCCCTATAAATTGCTGTTCGGTGCGATTGGGCATAAATGCAGTTTCATACTGGATGTCCGCCAGGGTTATGACGTCGCCCCCGTAATAAAGCCTGAATCGGCTTATTCAGACCTCTGTAAAGCCTTAGGATTGACCTACGATCCCACCAATCCCTTTCGACCATCAAAATTTTTGGGGCACTTCGCCCAACATATTCCCTCTTCCATTGAAAGCACCAAAGAGCCTTCAGCTCCAGTGAATCAGCATGCAGAAATAGTTGATGACGGGGATAAGGTGTTCTTCAGTCACTGGCGTAATAATGGGAGCAGTAGCCATGTCAGCGAAAAAAATCTCGACAAAACCTATCGTGCATTTGGGAAATTAATTTCTGATTTTTGCATGGAAAGGAATATCAGCAGTTGCTGGACCGTCCATGACAAGAAGAGTTAGCCTAAACGGTTTCTGACTATGACAGCAGCAGCTGCCACGGAAACCGCATGATTGACAGATTACGCCAACTTTTACGTACGTAAAGTGGTTTCACTTGAATATGGGCGTGGTGTGCGTTGCACTAACCGGTCCATTTCAAGTGACGCATCGAGCATAACGAGCATACCCTCAATAATACCCTCAGCCTTTTGTAGCTTTTTCCCGATATGTCCGTCAGAACAGTGATGCTTCCTAGCCAGAGTCATGAAGGTATGGCCAAGAACATAGTAATCCACCAGCAGATCGTGCAGATCTGCGTTGTTTAGAAAAAGCCTTGCCACACAATGGCTGATAATAAGCCCATCTTCATCGCAGCATTGAGGACGCGACGTTACCTTCACAGGAAAAAGCCCCTTGAGGCCTGCCGCAACGACATTCCATGTGATTTTTTCAGGGTTGCGAGCTGCCCATGCCCCCCAACGCTCGAGGACTATTTGAATATCGCGCATTGTTTTTTCCGGCCAGTTCATAAACCAACAGGCACTAAGCATAACATTTGGGAAAGCTAACTTCCCGGCTATATCGTTTGATATAACTGCCTATTATGAATCTGGAAACCAGGGGTGAACATGATTGTAGGGGTCAGTATTATAAATCGGGTGAAAACGATCACGAGGCACACTATAAGGTTTAGGTTCACCACATCCTGACATAAAAACCGAAGCAAGCAGCAGAATTAGCATTGATATTTTTGATATTGATAGCTTCATAACATCATCCTTTCCTAGGGGGTAATTCAATCATTACTCAATGAAACTCCTTGTTCAATAATAAAGAAGCATTGCCGATCATAGAATATCCAAAATATGCACACCAAGTCTCGGCTGAAGTCTTAGCAGTCGCACAAGTTGAAGAAAGTAGGCTATTTTGATGAGGGTATTATTTTGACTCGGAAAAGTAGAAGTTCAGCTTCCTGTTAATAGGCATTGTGATAGCTTTGACCAAAGCTCCACGCTTAATAATTTAAAAACGGTGTTTACAAAAGTCAGCTAAACCAGCTTTTAGAGCTCACTTTCCACAAGCAATAACGACATAGCCCCTGCATTCCTGATTTTTTGCCCTAGGCAATAGGTGCTTTAGTCACCTCCGCCCTTTAGCCGCTCATCAGGCGTACGCCATTTCAGAAGACGCTGCAGCGCCGTTTCATCCTGCATAAACGCTCTTGCCGCCTTAAGGCGTTCTTTGAGCTTCTCCTGCAGAGCTGGGTCACAGTTCTCAATATCCCTTTCCGCATCAATGAAGAATTGCCTTACACGAATATCTTCTGCCCACCTCGTCATGATGCCCTGCAGTTCATTCAAGCTGTCTTTATAAGCCTCTTCCCTTCGACGAATGACTTGTCGTTTCTCATACTCAATCAGTTGCTTCTCAATTCGTAAACGTTGTGCTTCTCCGCGCTCTTTCTGGGCCTGAATTTCTTTCCTCAAGATGGGTACGGCTGACTGCGCCGCTTTAATCATTTTGGGTATCTGACTTATCAGGTCACATTTTTTGGTTTGTGTGAAAACCTGATGCCAGCCATTAGGCTCATACGGCGAGTAGAGTTGAAACCGGAATCGCCCACAGGGGATATGTCGCCGGCTGTAGTACCCCAGTTCACCTGAGTTTTTACCACGGAACCATTCGATCATCTTTTCATCACGCACATATCGCCCTTTGACCTGTTTAGTAGGCACCTCTTCCGTCATCTCCACCAGCGAGAACCCTACATTTAAACTATCTAGGCAGATGACGCTTTCGTTGGAAGGCTTCCAGAGTGATGGGTAAAGGAACTCCCTGCTGCCATCCTCACTGACAGTGATATCTCTACGCCGCAGGCTTTCATTCATATCGGCCAGTCTGATACGCAGGCCTGCCTTTTCAGCTGCAACAAACAGCTTCAGAAGGAATGCCTCAGCTTCGCTCATTCCCGTGTCAGAAACATTCATATCGAGGAGTTTGCGCTTTGAAGGCTTGTAGTAACCCAACTGAGTTATTGGAGATTTAAGCAAAATCTCTTTCGTGGCTGAAAACAACTGCGCCCCTTGGATGGATCGAATAGGTGATTTGGGCCTACCCTGAGGAACGGACTTTGGTCCGGAGTGCAATGCTTGCTCGCCTTCTGGTTCAGTAGTTCGCTGTACATCAGGTTGTTTGGGGGGATTGATGCTTACCTTATCTTTGTATGGGGGTAAGGAAGGAACAGGCGGTGCAATACCTTTCGCAACCGCTCTCCAGTAACCCAACATAGGCCTTGGAACTTGTAGCTCAATACATTTAGCGATGAGTATTTGCTCGGTTGACTTTAACTCCGCTGCTAATTCTCCTAAGGGCTTGCTCCAAACACGATTATAAAGAACCTTTCTATTCACACAAATCAAGAGTTGATTATTAACTTTCATACGTCAAAACCCAATATTATATTCTGTTTTATGAAAAACATTTAAGATTTAACAACATAAATCCACACCCCTAGCAGAGATCCTACTGAAAACGACAAAACCGCATTTTCTACATGAAAAAGATTAATGAAATTACTAAAATTAGCAGACATATAAGATCTAATGTAAAAATATTTTCAGCTTGCAAGATTCACCATTCATGCTCAGCAAACAATTTTAGAAAGGTGAATTTATTAGAATCTAAAAATAAATATCAAACTTAAGGCCATACAATGCTTGGAAAAAGAAAGTTATCATCATTCGCTTTATCTAAATTAGAACTAGACATCAAAAACCCAAGGCTTATTGGCTATAGAAAACAGAATAAAATAAATAACGAGAATGATGTTATCGCTTTAATGATCTCTGTTTATGGAGTGAAAGAGCTTATTTTTTCAATCTTAACAAACGGATTTCATCCTGACGAAGTTTTATATTCAATACCTAACAATGAAAACAATAAAAAAATTATTGTAGAAGGCAATAGAAGACTGACCGCCTGTAAAATAATAAAAAAACCAAGTCTTTTAAAGAAAATAGGTCTTGATAATTTATATGTAAAAATTCAAAACCATAAAAATTATGCCTTGGCCTTAGAAAGCATTAATAAATTAAATGTTGTAGAGCTAGAAAGTAGAAAAATGGCTAGAACTTACATTGCCTCTAAGCATACTAAAGAGTCAATAAAGAGGTGGAGTGTATATACACAAGGTGCCTACTACATTGATCTAATGAATGAATATAGAGATATAAATGCACTGAGATCTTCTATTAACAATAGCGTATCGAGCAGTAGAATTCGAGGTGTAATTTTTTTCTCACAAATTACTGATGAAATACTTTCGTTACCTACACTTAGTGAAATCGAAAAAGAAACGTTACTATCAGATATCGATAATATCAAAGTCGAAGCAGTCATTCGATTGATTCAGCGAACCGATTTTAAAGAAAAAATAGCCAGAATAACATTGAATAAAAACGGAGAGTTATCAGTAAAAGGAATACTCCCTCAAGCTTATCAAATACTCTTGGCTAAACTTGCTAGGGATGCAAATTTTTCGAAAGAACTCACTACTCGACAAGAAGATGATAATAAAATTGAAAAATACATTTCCGATTTGGAAAAAACGTTGCTTTCATTTTCCAAACCAGAAAATGAATTATTTGATGATGCCGAGGATGAAGAATATGACTTAAACCTTGATTCAGACGAACCTTCTGAAGACAGCGATGAAATAGATTCAGAATATATAGATACTGACCAAAAAGTTACGACACCGACCGACCATGTAAAACCTAAACCAAAAAACATTAAAAAAAGCACATACCTTATTGAACGAACATTTTCTTTAAGTGGACATAAAAAACTAGATGAACTACTGGATGAAGCCAAAAGATTAAACTTCCTAAAATTTAAATACAGCTCCATAATTTTAAGCAGAACTATAATAGAAACGGTTCTGAGCATATTAATTAAACGCTCAACAGTTCACGATTCGTATAAAGCTTACTCAAAATTTAACTATTTGCAACTTGATACCTTATTAGACTATTATTCAAATAATTTAGTTAAAGTTTTTCCTGAGGATGATAAAACACCTTCCATCAAACTAATCAAACACACCTTATCTAGTTATAAGGAGACGGGAAAATTGGTCTCCAATCTGGCAACGCATAATGAAGAACATTCCCTCACAGAACAAGAAGTTACTCATGTAAGAGAGAAGTTGAATGATTTGATTGCATATTTTTTAACCAAGTTTATAGCTGGCCAGTGAAGCTAAAAAAGTTATAATCATGCCAAGATTTAGAAATGGTAACGATACGATGCGGACATACGAGACAAAACAGATAAAAAGCCTTAAAAATAAATTAGTTAGAGATGGTTTTGGCTTACCGCATTTACCTTCTGATGTTTCTCCGTTCCGCTATCCGGGCGGCAAAGCGAAACTATCTAGGTTTATTGCCCTCTTCATTCTTACCAATAACCTTAAAGGCTGCACATTAATCGAGCCTTTTTGTGGTGGCGCAGGAGGGACTCTTCCCCTCCTCGTAGCCGGCTTAATCAATAAACTGGTTTTGAACGATCTAAATCCTGGAGTTTACGGATTTTGGCATTCAATAAAGGAGAATCCTGATGAGCTAATAAAATTGGTTAATAGTGAACCTGTCAATATTGAATCATGGAACCATTGGAGAAAAATATATTTTTCTAAAGATGAGTTTAGTGAACTTGAAAAAGGTTTTTCAGCCTTTTTCCTGAATCGCACAAATCGCTCTGGCATATTACATGCAGGACCAATAGGAGGCAGATCTCAGATTGGTGAATACCTTATCGATTGCCGATTTACGCGCGCTACATTAATTAAGCGAATAGCCAAAATAGCAGATATTGCCGATAAATTAATAGTTACGCGAAATGACGCGTGCGAAGTTGTTTCAAATGCAACTCCAGAATGCTTCATTTACGCCGACCCTCCATATGTAAAAGAAGGACGGAACATTTACAATGATTTCTGCTTCAATGACCAAAATCATCTCGAATTTTCTTGTTCATTAAAGAGAAGCAATGCTCATTGGCTGCTATCATATGATGACCATCCTTTAATACATGATTTATATTCTAATGCAGGAATTAATATTATTGAGTTAAGTTACGCCATTAACAAGGCTAGGCTTGGAAAAGAGCTATTAATAGCATCTATTAACTCTAGACAACCACAAATTGAAAAGCCAGATACTCCGAACCAAGAGAGTGATATTGATTTAACTTTAGCTAAAATAATTTAATTACTCAAATCATTATTCTTTGAAATGACATTATAAATAATGATCACATTTTAAACCAAAAACTTAGGAAGAGGAAATGGCTAAAAATAAAATAACAAAAATAAGAAAAATAGAAATAAAAAAATTTAGAGGGTTGAGCGATGTTAGCTTCAATTTGGCTAATAAAATTACTCTCATTTGTGGAAAAAATGGCACTTCAAAATCTACAATTTTAGGAATTATTGCACAAGTTTTTAGTTTTAGAAAAGACTATTCAAAGTTACCCCCTCTAGATCTCTCGTATAAAACCCTTACAGAAGATAATTTTGAATCAACTTTTTCCGACCACTTTAGATTTTCAAAACTAGATGAATCGGGTTCGATGGATATTAATTTTGAAGTTTATGATGGATCAACCAACACACTTCAAAAAGACTTAAAATTAAGAGTTTATGATAGCTCAGACAGGAATAGAGTCCGCCCTGTTGTTCGAGGCAATAAAGTAGAAGGTATAACAAATACTAGTCGGAATATTACTCATCCATTGATCTATTTGAGTTTAGCTAGACTTCAGCCTATTGCGACCAGAAAAGATTATAATGTCGTCACGCAAGATTATGTAAAAGATAATGAAGAATTTTTCAAGAGTTTAAATAATAAAATACTAATTAAAACTAATACTTCCGAGCTCACTGCAACCTCTGGTAGTGTTAAATCTTTAGTGGGACACTCAGATAAATATGACCAAGACTCTGTATCTGTAGGTGAAGATAACGTTGGACAAATAATACAGGCAATTCTATCTTTCAAAAAATTAAAAGAAGATTATAGCGATTACCATGGTGGGATATTATTAATTGATGAATGTGACGCAGGTCTTTTCCCAGCGGCTCAATTAGAACTATTAAAAGTTCTTTCAAAGATCAGTTCTGATCTTGATCTTCAAATAATAATCACATCACATTCTCCTCTTATGATTGAAGAAATATATAATTTAAGCACAATAAATGGTAGTGAAAAAGATTTTAAAAACATCTACTTAACAGATACTTTTGGCCCGATTCAAATTAAATCAGATCTATCATGGCCACAAATCTATGCCGACTTGCATGTTGATACCATAAAAATTGAAAATGAGTATCTCCCTCGTGTTAATGTGTACTTTGAGGATAGGCAAGGATTTGACTTTTATAATGCATTAATTACTAAAAGAGATATTAAAGCAATATCTAATCCTCTCAAGGATATAAACATAAGCTGCAGTGATTTAATCAGTTTAGTCAAGAGGAAAATCCCTGAGTTTTCGGATAAAAGCATATTAATCTTAGATTCTGATGTCAAAACTGATAAAAACTATAAGGAAATAAGCCATAAAAATAATGTATGTTTATTACCTTCTGAGTTTCCACCCGATCAGTTGTTGTTTGAGTTTCTCTATAATTTAAAGAAAGATGACATATACTGGAAGAATAAAGAAGGGTTCACTAAATCAGTATTTATTAGAGTTGCATCTGATATTATCAGTAAATTAGGAATTTCCACAGATCAAGAAGATATCTCTCTTCAAGAATATATTAATGCTTTTAGAAAAAAACCGGGCTATCAAACTGGTTTAATAAGAGAAATGTTTAAAAAATTTAGTAAAGATGAAAAAATTGTTAGTGTAGTCAATGGCAAAGTTGCAGTTAATCCTTATCGAGTTTGGGCATTACGAAATCCAGCGAAATCTGAGATTTTTATCGCAAACTACATAGCAGCCATAAAAACCGTGTTAATTAAAGCCTATGGTTTAGATGCTGGAAAAATTAATTCTCACTTTTCAAACTAACTCTGACTAATAAATATTAATTGTAAAATAATTTATCGCAGGCCTATTTTAGGCCTGTGATAAATATCCTATAAATTAAATTTTCAATATTTCCCATTATTTTTAATCGTGATAACGAATAGAATTATGTTAAATTAAAACTCTATTCACTTCCTACTAGTTGCCTCAATTAAGCATTAATTTAGTCGTGATAGGAGATGCAGTGGCGAAACTAACGGTCTAGGATGTATCATGTAAGTAATTGTAAATATTAACTTTTTATTTATTGTAATATTTTCATTGATATTGGTAATTTTTAATGGTAATTGTATGCTGATTTAAATGTAATAATTAATTATCACAATTTCTGAGACCTTGAAGTTTCAAACGGGTTTGTTTAGACCTTTTAAAAAAAAAGAAAAAATTCATTTCTTCCGGAAATTAACATATTAGTTATAAGGATATATTGCTGATGGAAAAAATTTACTCTCAACATTTAAAATTAGCCTCGGAAATAGCCAATGATTCTGAGCGGCTATATTACCTCACATCAATCCTAAGATCTTTATTGCAGATGGCAGTGGTTTCAACTTTCGAAATCACTGAAAAACTCACACCAAAAGATGAAGTAGACCTATCTGAATTAACAAATAGGTTTTGCAAACCATCAGACGGCTTGCCACTTCAAATAATTGACACTTTGACTCCAATAATCAGAAGCTTCGTTACAAGAGATTTTTTGAATGGTTGGTTTGAAAAAAATAAAAATGTTAATACTCCATTATCCAAACAACTAATAGCGTGGGTTGAGTTTAGAAACAAAAGATCTGGGCATGGTGTTTTAGATACTAAAACTACTGCTGAATGGGCCAGAAAAACCACTGAACTTATTACCACTTCTTTGATTGTTTTCAATGAAATCCTTCCCATCATTAGCAAAGATGGCACGTTTTTACCTTTGAAAAAGTTTAATGATCTAGCGCTCGACACACCACTCTTTTATAAAAAACATGCATTTGTTATTTTAGGTATACAGGTAAGAAAAGGAAATTGGAAACTCAAGGGACAGCTTTTATCGCTTGAAAACGCTGAGGAGTTCGCTGTAGATCTCCCTGAAAATAATGTATTTAATAACATAGGAATCAAGAGTTCAGGTGACTATGAATTAGCAGAAATCATTTCATATAAAAATAGTTATTCTTTTTTTCATAACATTCCTATTAGACAAACCGACACCTTTGAAGGAAGAAAGGTTGAACTAAGGCAGTTGCAAGATTGGATTGATGACGAGGACTCAAGATACTGCCTAGTTTATGGTGATGGTGGTTATGGAAAAACCACTTTAGTTCTTGAGATGTTGAATTCATTTTTGGAAAGCCAATATGACTTCAAAGAACCGTTGCCTACAATAATTAGCTATCACACAGCTAAAATGACTAGATGGACAGATCAAGGTTTAGTTCATTTAACTGGCACACAACCTGTCATGGATGAATGTTTGAGAGAGCTTGTTAGATGTTTTCATTCTGTTCTTCCTCCAGAATGGTATTCATGTTCAGGAAGACCACTAATAGATAAAACCGTTGGGATCCTCAAGGAGAATAAATTAACACGTGATGATATTCTTCTAATTATAGATAATACGGAAACTTTAGCAACTAACCCTCAAGAAGTTAAAGATCTAGGAGCATTTTTTAAAGTTGTTGGCAAGCTAATTGGCAGGATAATAATAACATCAAGAAGGCGAGAGTTTATTGAAGCCACCCCAATAGCTATTGAAGGCCTTTCTGAAATTGAAGGCGTAAATTTGATGAAAAGGCTATCAAATGAATTTTCAGCAAAAGCAATACAACAAGCTGGCGAAGCAAAATTAAGAAGGGTTTCTGCTCAACTTATGCATAAACCTATACTTCTAGAGGCACTGGTAAAATATGTAGCCCGTGGTACTTCTGGAATTGATGCGGCGATTGAAAACGTCTTTAAAAAATCGAATGAAGACTTACTAGAATTTTTGTATGAAGATGCATGGCAAAGAATGAACTCTTTGCAGAAACTCGTTTTCATGACCATAATTCATTTAACCACACCATTAAACCAAAACACTATTAGCAGAGCATGTCAAGAGATCGGAATACAGCACACAGAATTTCAAGAGGGTCTTGAAGAAACGCATTTTGCAGTCCTAACTGACTATGGCCGCACCTATTCCATCGAATTAGTAGATCTCTCAACGCGTTTTTTCCAGCAGCAGTTCAGTAAGCTTTCAAACGAAGAAAAAAGTAGACTTAAAGCAATAGCAGAAGCGGTTGATCTATATGCTATTGAAAGAGACAAGATAGATAGAGAATATAAAACTGACAGAATTGCGGAAGCTTTCAGAAGTGAATATGCTAAAGCTGCAAAAGTTTATGTAGATAAGGGCGATGTAGAAAATGCTTTAAGTATGTACAAAGATGCAATAGATGATGACCCATTAAATTCTTCGCTTCATGATAGATTTTCATGGTTTTTGCTAAACAAAACCAATGATTATGATTATGCAAAAGAGATTTCACTTAAAGCCGTTGAGCTTGACCCCCACAATTGCGACGCAATTGTGGGGCTTGCGTTAGTTTATTACAGACTCGGAGATATTGTAGAAGGTGATAAATTAATTGATAAAGCTCAGCATGCAGGACGCACTAAGTCATTCTGCCTATTGAGGAAAGCCATTGCTAGATATTATCAAGCAAGAAATGAAGATTCATTAGACAGAAAAATTGAACATCTCCAGATAGCTCTTGAGTTTCTGGAGGCTGCTGAAAAAAACAATTCAAATAGTAAGGGTTATGATGCAAAAAACAAAACTGATATCATTCGCTATCTAGATTTAACTCGGGGAAGATTGAGAATATTCAGAACTAAAAGAACTAAACAAAATTCTTTAGGGAAAATATAATTAAACAAAAGATAGTAATGTCTCAGCATGTATTTTAATGCTGAGACGTTTTTTACACCACTTAACATTATTATTTGATTACTGCTGTTCGAGTGTAGGATCCGCGCGTCCGTAATAGAGCAAACTGTACATCACCAATAAGTTGAACACTCATTTTATCCATTATGTCAATCAACAAAATCTAAAGCAAATCATTAATATTAATGGGATAAAAAAATTTTCAATCATACTTCATGTAACCATTACGATAACCATTCACATCAAATTTACCCATCGACTCCCAAATAATTTTCTTCTAATATTACTAACAACATTAAGTTAATTCAACCAGTTAGCTCTGAAGCGTAATGACGCGAATTAATGATGGCAGATTATGCAATTCATCAATAAGTTTTCAAATCATCATTTTCTCAGTTTATATCCCGTGCTGACAAGTGCAGAACGAACACAATAAACTCCTTCCGCTTTAGCCTCATCTATTGGTTGTGAATGGTCTCCGCCAAATGATTATATGCCATACTGGTTTTCCGTATAATACGTAATAACAGAATTTTGCAGTGAGTTTCCTAATTAGATTTTACTCATATTCATCCTGCGTGGCTCTATCCCGAAGCTGCAATTTTTATCCTTTCCTAACTGTTGCTTACATATTTAGGGTATTTTCTTGCCTTCATTTTTACTCCATTTTATCAAGCTTATCGTACTATCTCTAATGCAGCTCTAGCTCATTAAGGCATTTTGCAGGAGCTGGCTGTACCAATGAGTGATTAGTTTGGCTAGCTACTGATAAGTATTAGATGAGTTATACAAACCAGGTTGTGAGCTGTAACGCATAACTATGTCATACAACATGTAGATATTCGGTATGCCTGCAGCGTCGCTTTCGCCGCCCTTAAATCAACTGCCCAACTGACATAACTGCGTTAAGCTTGCTCGTGGTCGCTTGATTCCCTCCGCAATTTGACGTTACATACTGTACTCAAAGAACATGTGCATCTTATTGCCACCAGACCTCCGGCCTTCCCTGACTTAGTAGGAGGGATGGGACCATGATTTCCATTTACATGTAGAAATCTGGAAATGGTGGTTTGGTTGTTGATTTTGATGTGAGTTGAATGCCAGAAAAGAAACCCAATTTTTCTTGTGAACTTTGAGACAGGCTGACAGGCCTTCGTTTAGGCATTCCAACAACCTTCGTTTGTTTTTATGGCATGAGCTGAATTATGCTTCAGTTTGAAATGGGGTTTGATAATTGCGCTTAGGATTGCGTCAGTTCTTCAATCATCCGTCGCTGAGTCACTCCAATTGCTTGGCGGAGCATCGCAAGTTTATAAAAGGAACGTTTATGTCTAAATGGATTGGCGACGATATCGACCCTATATGGGTTGGCGTCGATATAGATGGGATGGGGGTTGAAGGGTATGAGGACCACTACAAGACTTGGTTTTTTAAGCGAAGTGACAGGATTAGGGAAGGCTGTGAACGTGATGAGCACGGCACTCTCACTGAAAACGCTTTCATCGGTTATCGTGCGTCAGCAGCGTCAATCAGGCGACGAATGGCCCTTTCCGGCTACGATATTACGGCCTGTGAAGTTCATTTTAATGAGCATCTGTCTAAAGTTATCCAAGCGACCGAGCATACCCTTCAATTATGTGTACATGACAGGGAGATCTTTTCGAATAGGCCATTAAGCCGTGCGGAAGTTTACCAGCGTTTTCTCGACGCCATTAAGGGAACATCACTGCAGGACTGGTTGAATGTTTTACCTGAAGCTGCAATCCATTCTTGGAATGCTCCAGTTGAGTTTTCTCAGGGCTTTAAGTGGGCAACATTCAGCACGGTCCCGCTAGTTAATGCCATGCTGAGCGAGATCCCCTTTTACATGGAGGGTGTACATACAGACTCTTTCAATTTTCCCTGTCAGGATAGCCATTTTTTTCAAGTGGCATGGCTTGCGTGCTGTCCTGATGAGGCTGTGTGTGAACTCGATATTACTCCACTCATTAAGGCTGGGTATGCTGAGGACTTTTGTGATCTCGATGAAATTCAACATGAGGAGACGCATCCACATGCTATCAGCCGTACTTCAATTGAAGAGATTAAAATCCTGTCGGCGACACAACCTGATAACGCTTCTCTGCAGCGCATGTGTTACGCGAGTATCATTACCGCGATGGAAGCATACCTAGGAGACATCCTTAGAAGAGAGATTTTTGCAAGCCAGACAATTAAGGAACGGTTTGTAGCCAGCTACCCGGCCTTTAACGAACGCAAGCTCAGACTTTCTGACATATTCATCCGCTTGGCACGTTTAGATTCAGAGATAAGGGATGTAATTGATGAGCTATCTCTCCACAAAATTGAAAGCGCCAAAAATATTTTCGCCAGTACGCTAATGACAGAGTTTCCCGCTGAATCGATTGCCTTCCTCGGAGCGGCAGTAAAGTTAAGGCATAATATCGTGCACCGTAATGGTCGCGATACTGCAGGAAATCTCATATCTGTTACTCAGCAGTCTGTTGCTGAACTTGCATTTGAGGTTCTCAAGTTTACAACGGATGTTGATGCACAAATTCGAGATGGATTGCTTCAGGAGCATGAGGCTGAAGGCATATGACACAATCTTGTAGCACAGTACTTCGATTTGGCTGTCATTATTTTTGTTACTATTTTAGATTATATTTTGATGTTAACCCTAGCTCAAATATATCGGCCTGACGAATTGATCTGAGAAGTAACGAATTCCATTATTATCCATACAGCTTGATGATAGTAATGTTCACAGACCAATTAGGGTATGTGAGAACTATAACTAAAATTGTTGGCCTCACTTCAAATTAAGTTGGTACGTTTCATAAGGTAACGATAGGCATATTTAATCTAAATGCGTTTACTACGGTTCTCATTTTGTTCTTAATATAAGCCAAACCGATTTTTACACAGGTTAAACCTATACCGTCAGTTCGCCTTAATACTTACTGCAATTTATCTTCAGCAAAGCCTTTATCTGACCAATGTGTGGGCGCATATAACTTTTCAATCTTATGTTGAGGCGGTTGAATGAATTCGCTGATTTAATCCGTTTGGCCCTCTTATGCAACTCGGTTCAACATTAACTACTAAGCTCTAACTCATTCAGCCCTTTTCATGCATATAGCTGTAGATGGTTGGGACCAACCAGTAATGCGCATTAGCTTGCCATGGGTATGCCTCTGGTGAGTTATACAGACCACGTCGAGCGCTATAGCGCATGACCATGTCATACAGTGCATTTTCATCCGGCAAGCCTACAGCACCACTTTCACCGTCCTTGCACTAGCTAATAACTGCACGGTTGATGGCCTGGACGGTGAGCTGCTTGCTCGGGCAAGCCCATCAATGCCGACTGTTGCCGTTTCGATATGTATGTTTTTATCTTAAGATTAAATCTTGTCTGCCCCCAGACTTACGGACATTTGCCAATTCATAGAACTTGCTCTGCTGATAATTTCGTGGACGCTCGTGACCAATTTATCTCCCGTCTTCTTGTTATGCAGGATAACTTTATGTCTATCACCTAATAATTGGGCTGCTCTCATTTCATTTTCAGTGATTGCAAAGAAAAACCCTTTAAAATCTGGTGTGGCAACCCTTTTTTGATTACAACTCTTAAGCTCAATAAAAGTTAAATATTTAACTCCACTAGCCAATGAAATTAGATCACTAAAATCAACATTAACATTTTCAGGGATTAAAATGAAGTCGAAGCTAGTTGGTTTAATTTCTATACCTTCAACCTGCTTTAATGTAGCAAGCAGATTTTCCATTTCTTTACCTTTAGGCCGCTTTATCCATGAGGCCTCAGAGTCAAGCAAGAGCCGCTCCCCTGAAAGTCCATTTTCTGAAGAAAATCTTTCCAAGTGTTCCTTTTTAGATTCAATAATTTCAAGAATATTCATTATATATCCCTATTAGTTGTCTTAATAACATATGAATGTTAACCCCCCCTATTAAATAGCATAAACCCATGATTCTTCAAGCAAAAGAAACTAAATCCATCTTTAATCCTTTTTAAATATCTTTTTATGGATTGATTATCCGCAAGTATTGGAGTTTTTTAGTTTAAGTAATGCTTTCATCTGCTTAATACGGGCAAGCGCTATCTCGTGACTTGCCGGCACGTACTACTTTCAACCGGCACCCGAGGCGGCGAAATGTATTCACCTGCATTAATCCGTTTGGCCATCTTATACAGCTCGGCGCGGCGTTAATCACGCAGCTCTGACTCACTCAGCCCTTTTACGCGCATCTGGCTGTAGAGGCTTGTCACCATCCAGTAATGGGTGTTCTCCCGCCATGGATAAACCCTGGATAGCCCACGTTCGGCACTTTAGCCCATCACCATGTCATACCGCGTATTATCATCCGGCAAGTCTGCCGCACCACTTTCACCGTCTTTACACTTAGCGGATGAGCTACCCGGGAGATGGCCAGGACGTTGTATTACAGACATGTTTTTAGTTGATTAGGTGTTAATGCTTCACCCTATCCCGGTAACTCTCCCAATCAAAATTGACCCAGATACCACTGTCCATTTTCAGCCGGTCCATGATTCTTACACCCATTACCTCGTTTGCCTGCTGATGGTTCAGGTTTGTGAGAATTCCCACTGGCCTCAACGCTGAAAGACGACGGTCAATTATCTGGTTAAGTAGCACCCACTCGCTCTTTGTCACACGTTGTACACCGACGTCATCCAGTACCAGTAGGCTCACCTGGCAAAGGTCTTTGATTATCGCCAATTCAGAACCGCCCTCCGCTTCATAGGTTGACCGGACTTGTGCCGATAGGTCAGGAATGGTGACGATTAGCACCGTCCGTTTTGTCTGCAGCAAATGATTGCCGATTGCTGCTGCCAGATGATTTTTACCGGTGCCGGGTTTTCCGCTGAAGACAAAACTGCCAAAACCTTCACCAAAACCCTGCGCGTATCGCCTGGACATATTGAGTGCGTGGCGCTGCCCGTCACAGGTAACTACGTAGTTATCAAACGTACACCGCCGGTGCAGCTCCTGTATGCCACTTCGTCCAAGAATGCGCTCTGCCCGGGTTTGCTCATTGGCCCGCATGACCTCTTCAGCGTACCGACGTCCTTCACGAGCCTGCCATGTTTGCCATTCCTGCACCGTGCTGAATTTTGGCTTGATACCAGCTGGCATGAGTTTTTTCAGGCGCTCAATCACGCCTCCAGACGACGTGAGATTTTTCATGATAGATACCCCGTAAAGCCATCGGGAATACTCTTGTCAGGCTCAGAAACTGCGATGTAAAAGCCCGACTCTTTCGTGCCTACAACGTGCGCAGCACAGGGTTTCTCCCAGTCCTCGTCAAAATGGCGATCGGGACCGAAAAACGTTGCTGCCTGCTTGACGAATTGCGTTCCGACACAGCCTGTCGCACGAACGTAATCTGCGTAACGCTTCACACCCGCCAGAATATCCTCTGGCTTAACGCCCTCTCGTAACCGGGCTGACCAGGCTTTCCACGCAGAAACCTTCGGATTACCACCTGCGCGTTTTGGATAGGCTTGCCAGGTTTGTTCAAAAACCGAAGAATATTTTGGTGTGCCAGTCGACGACGGCACAGTGGCGTTAGCCGATGTGCCAGTATCTTGTGATTCCTGTTTTGATGTTACTTGTGGATCATGTTTTAAACCTTGTGATTCTGGGTCCAGATTCTGGAGGGTCAAAACTAGCTTTTTGCCAGAATCTGGAGGGTCAAAACGCCCTGAACGTTCAGAATCTGAAGGGTCAAATTGTGAACCTTCAGATTCTGAAGGGTGAAGCTTCCTGGTTTCGTTTTTCAGTTGACGAAGGCGTTTCACCTTGTCTTTTTCAATCCGAGCCAGAGTTTCGAGCCGGTCAGCATTGAGGTAGTAACGGTTCGAGGTATTCCGGTTACCTTTGCGCCGCATCTCACGCCGCAGCCAGCCAGCAGACTCCAGCTCAGAGATGGCTGTTCTTACCGTACTTTCACCGAGCCCCAGCTGACGGCAGATTGTTTCAACCCCGGGATAACTCACCCCCTCGTCATTTGAATAATCAGCCAGCCGCGCCATGATCATCAGCTTCGCGCCTTTGATGCCGTGCGCTGCGCAGGCGTCCCATACGTTGCCAAGAATACCGCTGCTCATTCCTACCTCCTTTTGCGCACCCGTTAAGACTTACTCACCTCTTCTGCTGAACGAATAGATGTTCCTGTCATTAACCATTCGATTTCACAATTTAGTGCAAACGCGATTTCAAAAAGATATCGCGGCTTTTGAGTAAGCCCCGATTCAATCTGATGTATTGATTGCTGTTTAATGCCGACCAAATCAGCGAGTTCACTTTGCGTGAGCCTCAGTTCTTGACGCCTGTATTTAATACGCTCTGCAATACTTTCCACACAACCTCCCCCACAGTTTTGCCTGTAACATAATACAAGCAAATCTGTTTGTAAAATACAGTTTTACTTGTGAAAATGTGATACAAGGAGAATTGTTTATGAATCTTTCAGACAGAATGAAAAAACGTCGCTTAGAGTTACACCTTAGTCAGACAGAAGCGGCAACACGAGCAGGTATTAAACAGCAATCATGGGCCAGCTTAGAGAATGGAACGACTAAATTTCCTCGAAACTTGCATGGGATAGCTAAGGCTCTGGAATGTAGTGCAGAGTGGTTAATGAACGGCGGTGTTTTTGTTGCTGAAAAGGCTATTACTGCATCTACAATTCCAGTCTTTGATAGAATTGACAGATTAACATCTGATTATAAAGAAAAAATTTCAACCCCAGATCCTGACATTGAATTCATATTTTCCGAAAGGACGAGTACTAAAGGATTATTAGCATTCAGGATTACAGATGAATCCATGGAACCTGCTTTCCATGATGGCGACTTGATAATAATTGACACTTCAACCCCTCCTTCTCCCGGGGAGTTCATCGTTGCTTCTGATTTTAAAAGTGCATTTTTATTCAGAAAATTTAGAGAGCTAGATAGCACCATCTCTCATACTCCCGGCTATTCGCTTGTACCACTAAATAGCGACTTTCCAGTTGTAACAGTTATTGATCAGATGACAAAGATTATTGGCACCATGGTTGAGCAACGCATTTACAGAAAAAGACGATAAAATCATAAACCTATAGCAATTACCAAGCTTTTTACATTTGTATCTGAAAACTCCCGCCCAAAATACAGTTTAAACTGTTGACTAAGAACAATCTTGGTTGTATTTTCATCCTCACCATACAATTCAATTTGAACTCTCACCACGCACATGTTGCGTGATGCTTGTTTAAATAATGAAACGTTGCTGGCTCTTTAAAAACGAGCGGGAAGCTCTATGCCGGTGCCGAGAACGCACTAACTCTCTTATTTCTGGCGCAATGTCCAAACATTGCTACCAGCCGCTTACCGAGGGATTTATGACGCATTTTCACCTGTAGAAAGGGGAACCGTTATGAAAAGAAATGCTAAATGGCGCAGGCACTTGAGCCGTGTTCGTGCAGCGGTTAGACGCCGTCAGGCCATTGAGGCCGGGTCATTGCAGACCGGGCATGAGCTTCCTGCTACAACAGATGGGATCTCCAGAAGCTGTACATTCGCATCCAATGGGATATCCCGTGTAGACAAAGCGCTTTCCATTCAGTCATCGAAAATTTACGACAGTTTCAACAATTGCTGCCTGCGAAAAGCGGCCCTTTATCGTGTTGTTCGGCGCAAGCCTCTGAGTTAATGGCCGCTGGCATTACCGCATCAGTGCTGCTTAGTACCACAAATCCAATGTCATTCCTCAGACCCGCTTCGGCGGGTTTTTTATTGCCTGAAATCCGGAGAACGCCATGTCCAAAACCAAACATACCGAAGCTCTGTCCCAGAAAGAGATGCAACGCCTCGCACTTATCCATGTGCAGGCCTATGTCGGTGCCTGCCACTGCCGGTCCCGTACTGATGTGCTTCAGGCGCTGGCTCAGTGGGAGGAGGTCGGTGCTGAAATGGCCGATTTTATCCGCCATACACGCATCATCATCATCCACTAACCCAGCCTGCCCCCTGAGCTTCTCTCTAATCCCACCCTGCCTGACAAGGCAATTACCTGACCCGGAGGTCAATTATGCAAAATCGTGAAGCAGCCCAATACGCCGTTGAAACCCTGCTTTTAGCAACGAACACCATTACCGATTCATTCGAAAAACTGGACGCGCTTGAGAAGGAGGGAAAACTCACCGAGGAGGAATTTGAACTGTTCCATTATCACGTCATGGAATCGCTGGATGACATGTTTTTGTCAGTCCTGAAACCGATTTTTGATATCCACCCTGACCTGCGCCCGGCATGTCCATGCTGTGCCTGTGTCGAAGAAGATGAACAGTGATACCGAGTGTCCGCTGTTCTACAGAACTGGCCGCCTGCACAGGCGGCTTTTTTTACGCTTAAACGGAGGCATCGGGCAGATATGGGTAAACCTCATGCTCCTGAACGAATAAAACAACGTGCTGATCAGGTAATCAGTTTATGGCGTGCTGGCAATATTCATGCACGTCGCACTTACCGTGAAAGGTACTTGTCACTTCGGGTCACGCACCAGTGGAGGCTGCTTTCAAGAGATAATGGCAGGCACTGGGAATTACTCAGCCACGCCGATTACAACAACCAGATTTAAAACCCTACCACCTGAGAGAGGAACATTTCCCATGATGCATTCACACATCAGGGGCGATGCCGCTTTTGCTCGCCCCTTTGACGCCATTCACACTATTGAATTCGCGAAGGATAACATCCTTACCAGTGCCAGTTTCACATCCTCGCCGCCACCGGCCTTACCCCCACAGCCACCACTCCCCCTGTTACAGGTGGGATTTCATCGGGTCATCGAAATTTTATTGCAGGAGGGTGAACCATGAAAAAAACCGTTGCCTTGCAAAAACGCACGCCCTACATGCGTCTGGCCATTATCGCGGCTGAAGCTGAAAGTGCCGGCGCTTACGGACTTGCTGCAACAGCCTGGAAAGCGGCGGCCGGGCTGGCACGACGGGACAGTAACAGGCTATGGGCTGAAGAGAGGAGTGCACTTTGTGATAACGCACTCAGACGCGAGTGGGGAGTCATTAAACGAGATGAGGATGAATGAAATGAACCTGAACGACGTTTATTTCGCACACATTTATGGTGAGGATTGCAGTGTGTTCGCTATTACGCTGCTGGTATCACTGATTGTATTTGGAGTGCTGATTCAGCTGGCCATGATGTTTACCATCCTTCACATGGCGCTGAAAGACAGCGCAGACATGCTTTCGCTCAATGGGAAAAATATTCCGCGCATTACAGGTCATTCATGATGAAAACACCAACCTCAAGCCTGCCCCAGTCCGCACGTCATTTCGGATACATCTTCATGGTATCGCTGACGGTAGGGGCCGGACTGATGACGGGCGTGCTTTGCGTAGCGGCATCCTTATCGGTGCTGCTCGCGCTAGTCAGTCGCTGATGCCGATGCCCGGTCTGTGCCGGGTATCGTTTTTGTATGTCTCTGTTCCCAGGAAAGTTTCACTCTTGGAGGTAAATATGCTGAATCTGCAATGTGTACCCATATCTGTTTATTGCAAAGAGACCGGTGAAACCCCTGACGCTATAACCAAACGCGTACAGCGAGGTTTCTGGCGGGAAGGAATTCAGGTACTGAAAGTGAGTGGCGCTAAGGAGCGCTGGATTGATTTGAATGAGGTCAGTAAATGGGCACGACAGGCGTCAGACTGCCGCGCGGAGTAACCCTTCGCCGGCACCGTAACGGAACAACAATAAATATCACCTTTACCTATAAGGGGGTGAAGTGCAGAGAGCCGCTATCACATCTCGCGGTAAATCCTAAAAACATTAAATACGCTGAGCGGTTGCTGGGTGAAATCTACAACCATATTGGCAGAGGCACATTCAATTATGCTGACTACTTTCCAAAATCCGTCAGGCTCAAGCTGTTTGGTAAAGTCGGCAACACCAACCTGGTAAGAGATTATCTCAGCGAGTATCTTGCCATCTGCCAGACCCGCAACCTGTCGCCATCAACAATTCGTGGCTATAAAAAATGCATGGATGCGCTCAGAGATCTGCACGATGTTCATGCGGCAGCACTGACCCCGGCATTATTAAAGAAATGGATTAAGGATCAGACGACCGTCCTCAAGACCATCAGAAATCAGCTCTCTTTTCTCCGCTCAGCGCTGGATGAAGCAGTGATTGATGGTGTCATTCCGGTGAACCCGGTCTCGCTGGTTAAGGCTTCTCGCTACAGGAGTCAGCGAGCGGAGGAAAGCCAATATGTGGTTGATCCGCTTTCGCCTGATGACGTCAGCGCCCTGCTCCGTGCAGCAGGCAATCAGCAATGGGAAAACCTCTTTCGCTTTGCCATAAATACGGGTCTGCGGAGTTCCGAGCTCTGCGCGCTGGCGTGGAACGATATCAGTTTTGAACATCGCAAAGCCAGCGTGCAGAACGCCAGCGTCGTGGGCATTATCAAGTCCACCAAAACCCGGGCGGGTAAGCGTAAAGTGGATCTGAACGAGGAGGCAATGGCTGCGCTCACCAGTCAGAAAACGTTTACCTATGACAAGGGGGAATTTGTCTTTGAAGATCCAAAAACCGGTCAACCCTGGGCCAGCGCAGATGCCATACGCAAAAAAGCCTGGGTGCCAACCATTAATAAAGCGGGGATCCGGTACCGTAATCCCTATCAGACCCGGCACACCTTCGCCACTCGTCATATCAGTCAGGGGGCTAACCTGTTCTGGCTGGCTTCCCAGATGGGGCATAAAGGCCCGGAAATGTTGTTCCGCCACTATGGTTCTTACTTGGAAGAGTATGATGGTCATACGGACAAAAGAGTCCTCAGGCTCGTTGAACAACCCTCAAAAGGAGCCGTATGA